GCACCAATACTGAAGCCAAGACATGTACCTATCAGTACAGATAGAAATGCTTCTGTTGGAAAGTTTTCCATGAAGCTGTTCATGATGTAATCAAAGCCACCCTCAGTGGGTGGCAATAACTGAGGCTAGGAGTTGCACCTAGCCCTCCATTGTGTGGAGTACTACAGCTCAGCCGTAGTTCTCAGGAAGCTCTACAAGCTCCGCAAGAACCTGGTGCTGAAGATCAGATTCTCCAGCTATTTTCAGCGCCCAGGCTGCAACCTGTAACGCTTGTTCTCTCCCAAGAGTTTGGGAGTATCCTTCTTCCATCCAGAAACGGATGGTGTCGAAGGCGCGTGCACCCAGTTCCTCCCTGGTGGGAAGGAGTAAACCTTCTTGCTGAAGGCCGTTGTCGCTGGCGGTGTTGAAGACGCTCATGGCGCTCCTGTTGTGTGTGGTGCCCATCTCCACAGGGGGCAATAACTGGACCAGGGTTTGCACCTCCTTGGCCGCTTTAACGGATCAGTTGGTTGGATAACCGTACGTTGTACAGAAATCCATGTGAATGGCATGCTTGTCAGCAGGCCAATCATGTGTTCTGCACTGTTGTGCAGTAGCCTTATCCAGCTGGTTGACACCTAGCTGAACAGCACCTGCCATCACCGCAAGGAAGACAGTGATGCTTGCGAAGTAAACGCGCTTGGTCACAGGAATCTCCTGTTGTGCCGGTGCCCATCTCCGGTCGGTTGGGCAATAACTGCCAGGGGAATCGAACCCCTGGTACGGGCTGGTTACCGTCAGTTGGTTACAGCCTGGAGCTGCTTGTAATAATCTCTAGCTTTATCAATCGACATGGTTGTAGATTGATCGTAAAAATTAAAACTGTGCGCTTTAAACGCCCGCTTAGTAACGCGGGCAACTTCATTGCAAATCACAAACTCGTAGTAGAACGAGTCAGTAACAAAAGCAAATGTCTTGGGTTGCATTGGATTGAAACGAAGGAACAATCTGCGTTGTACGGATGCGCAGCCCCCGATTAACCTCAATCTCTAACAATCATTCCTGTCATCCAGGCGCGGGATTGTCCTAGATTTGACAAAAAAGCTGAGCTATGTTAGAATGAGGTTACTGGTATTACCACTCTTCCCGGTTATTAATACGGCGTGGAGATAACCTGTGGTATCATTCGGCCGCTTGGTGATAACGCGTCGGCGGCATTCGGCCGCAAAAAAAGAACATAAGCAAATATACTTACTCCGAAAGTTTTCCACACCTTCCTGTGAGTTCTCCACATCCTGTTGAAAACTTCTCCCGTTGTAAGGTATTACCTCCCATCCCATCCCACCCTTTCTTTTTTTCTATACGCATACCCCGCCATATACCGGGTGTGAGATGTGTCAGATAATTTTTAGCCCAAATAGGGTATAAACTGGGTGTTTTGCAAGAAAAACAAAAAATATGGCGTTTTTAACGCCGTTAAGGCGCATAAAAATAAAATCCTGGCACGTACCAAGACACATTTACGTTTTTTGTAAATTAAAAAATTACAAAAAATCCTAATTTAACGTCAAAACCTGACAATTGCGACAATTTTGGCTTCTAACTTTGTGTGCTGTTATACACTTTGTTGGTATTTTGCTGCTGCTTGCATTGCTTTTTCTTGCTTCTCTTTATCCGGCGCATCTTCTGCTAAATCTTGGCGTTTTTCCATGATATATTTTTTAATTTCAAGAGGATTTTGACCTTCTTCTTGCATTTGTTTTGCGTTACTTGCAATGCCTTTTAAACCTAAACCACGTTTAAGGTTTGTTTCCGGATCGTTCTGTAACATTTTTACTGATCATTATGATATTTATTTTATCGCATGTACTTCTTAGGTTTTTGGATTTAAAATAAAAGTATTAAAGAGTTAAACCAAAATAAATGCCTGTTTCACCAGCAGACTTCTACGCATATAGTCAAGCAACAGGTGTGCAGGTACCTGATTCACCAGAAGAACGTGCTCAGCTTGCGCCACAGGTACTTCAATTCCGCCGCAATCAACTTAAGCAGCCTCAGGAACAGGGTATTGACCCAGTGTCTATGGGTGTGGGTATCGGACTTGCGTTAGCGGGTGCAGGGGCTGGAGCGCTGGCTTTAAGAGGACGTAATAAAATTCCTAAGTCTACGAAGACAACAGGCCAGTCTGGTGTAAAAATCGAAGATTTAAACAAAGACAGTGTTAGTAGAGTAGCAAATGTTGGCAAGAGTAAAGAACCAACTCGTCAAGATGTTTATCAAGAAACTGTTTCTGAACCAGTAATTCAAACAGATCGCGCAGACGAATTAATACGTGAATATAGGCAAGGAATTGTTGATAGAGAAATAAGGCGTGAAGATAGAGTGCGCAATAAACTTGATGCACTATATGCAAAAGAAGGAAACAAAGTAATTGATCAACTTCGCGCAGAAGCAGATGAAGAGGGTATGGCCGCTAGAAGGCAACGTATTGCTCGAAACCAACAAAAAGAGTTTGATGAAGCTCGTAGTTATATGAGCGATGTCATGGAATCTGTAATAGATGAAGACATCTACGAAACACTTCCTTCGTCTGTCATCAATCTTGCTGCCAAGGTTCAAGACCCCAGTTTACCTTTGACGACTGAAACAGTTAACAACTTTAATACTTGGGCGCAAAAAACATTTGCAAATGACCCAGAGGTATTATCGGAAATTAATTACAACCTGGAACGAATACCCACTAATTTATTAAAACAAACTCCAGATACAGCATCTCAAGCCAATGAAGCCGCTCAGGCAATGGCACAAAATACATTGAGCAATATTCAGAAACAACAAGCGCCTACGATATCTGATCAACAAATCAATGCTGCTGGCTCTGGTGAAGATCAGATGACCGGTCGGATGCGTCAACAACTACAACGCAACGAAGATCTTAACTTAATGGAAGTTGATGCGCTGGAAGATGTTAACCAACAAATGGCACCTGTTTCATCTGATGCACCTATCACTCAAGCAGCTGCACAAACAGTAGATGGTGTCCCTGTTGACCAAGCAGAAGGAATTACAACTTCAAGAATCAATAGACCTTTAAGTGAATCATCTGCAGCTCGTTTTTTAGCCAGAGAAAGGGATGAAATTGCTTCAGAGCTTGCTGAACAAGGGCTGCCAATTAGTCCTACGCGTGTTGAAAAAGAGCTTGCTAATCGCCTAGGCTCAGATGCTTATTTATATGGATCCAAATATACAAGACGCAAGCAAAACCTTCAACTGGGAGCAACCTATGATCCTGAGTTGTTTGAAAATATGGCCAAACCTTTTGTAGTTATTGCAGGAGAAAAAGTGCCTACAGGGCGTGTTGCTGGAGTTAAAACTACAACAACCCCCTATACAGGTACTTCTATTACAGAAAATGTTGAGCTTGGCTTAAGGCAACCAACTTATATGGAAGCAACTGCTGAACGCCTTCAAGAACAAGCAGCTAAAAAACGTGATTGGCTAGGTAGCGTACGTTTGGAAGAAGCAAGTAAAAATGCACAAGCTAATGCTGAGTTAATTAATGTAAATCGTACATATAACAATATATTGGACTACAAAGATGAAGTGCTTTCATCTATTAATTCTGGCAGGTTAACACCAGAGCAAAGTACTCGTGCTAATCAACGCCTTGATGATATTAATTATGAATTAGATCGTCTTGATGTTCTGAGTGAAAACTTAAACCAAATTGTTTACGGTGGCCAAAGTGGTGCTCGTGTCAGAGGTGCAGAAAAATTTACTAAAAACTATATTGCAGATTTAATTCCTCCTTCTCAACTTAAACCAGGAACTGAAGAAGGACAGCGCCTTTATTTTGAGGTTGATGAATCAGGCCAACCTATCCCTGGTACACAAGAGCTTCGCTCTGAACGTAAAATGGTTGACATGACTCCCAAGGGTGGTGGGGGACGTAATGTTGCAGAATTTAGTGCGGGCACCAGAGATGAAGGAGGTGTTGATTTGGGAAATATTCTTCAAGAATTACGAACACCTAGAAATCAATCTGCTCGCGAGTATGAAAAAGACCAATTTGGTTACCGGCCTGGTACTGGTCTTACAGGTAAAGCTTTAGAAGGCAAGCCTTTTACAGATGATCGCACTCAAACCGGAAGGGTTATTACACGTACAGGTATTCAGAAATCAGGCCCTCAAGAAGGTTCAATGGCAGCAGCTGTTAATCCTTATACGCAACTGGATGATGAAACTTTAGGAATGATTTCTTTGCAGGGTTCAGAGGCTGATGCTGCTAATGCTGCTCTTATTCTTGCTAGACGACGCCGTGAAGGATATGATCCTTCTACAGTAACAGGACCCGGACGCTCACAACGTATTGTTTCTTCTGTTTCTTTAACACCAGAAGAAAAACAAACTAAGATTAGTTCTATGAATGTAAGTCAAGAACTTGCAGCCCTTCAAAGAAGTGGTCGTCCTGATGCACAACAACAAGTGCAAAAATATTTACGTGAATTACGTGGAGGCATCTAATGGCTGAAAAAAAGAAAAAAGATAAGAAGTGGATCCAAAAGGCTATTGATCGCCCTGGAGCGTTTACAGCAAAAGCTAAAAGGCGTGGTATTACATCAGCACAGCTACAATCCAATGTTTTGTCTAATCCTGAAAAGTATGATGATAAAACCGTAAAGCAAGCAAATTTGCGTAAAACCCTTGTAAAATTACACAAAAACAAAAAAGCTAAAAAGTAATGCCCAGAGATCGTCGCTTAATTGATCCACGAAATTATCTCAGCAAAGTTTCTGAGTTTTTTACTCGTGGTGGCAATTACAATATTGATTACAATACTGCGTTTTCGTCTACGCCACAAAAACGCGAGCCTCCTTTTAATGTAAATAGATTTACGTCTGAAGAGCTTGGCAACAAATTAGTAGCAAAAAAACTATCTCAAAATCCAAGGCTAAACTTTAACAGTGGTCATTTAGAGAACTTTTCAGTATTTGCTAATCTGGGTCGCTTTGATAGGGACACATATAACTTTGACGTTGGTGCACCAATAGTTGAAGAACCCTTTACTCAACAACCTGATTTCTTAGAAACAGGAGAAGATTGGGTGCAAGCATATAAAACAAGTCCAACTTTATCCAAAAGGGTAAAAAATCCAAATCCTCGTCGTGACAATCTTGATCCTTTAGGCAATTTAATGAAACTTGCCCTTAGCAAAGCTGAACAGTCAATAGAACCACCTTCTTCTATTGCACAGTTAATGGCAGGAAAAACTAGTGATAACAAAAAAGAAACAGATAAAAAATCAGAAGAGGCTTAAGTAATTTATAATGATTGAATGGGGGGCAATAAGATGAAAGGTCAGTTGTTTTCAAGATTACTTAATTTTGCCACTAAGAATAAAGATGTTGCCCGCGATGCGCTTTTTAGTGGCACATTAAATGCTGGTCTTGCTGCTTTAACAGGCGCAGATCCTGGTACCGCGTTAAAGTACGGTCTGGCTGACGTAGCGGCATCCTACCCCGCAACCATGGCAGTAAGGAAGTTACGCCCTGGTACGACCCGAATGGTACAAGATCCCAAAACCAAAAAACTGGTGGAGGAAAAAGTACGTTCAAAACTTGAGTTACCAGCAAATTTTCTTGCATCTGGTTTATCTGGTCTTGCTGTTGCGGCAAGTGAGATGCCGTCAGTAACACCTAGTAACATCTCCCAGTCTCAACAGATCATGCAACAAAATATTCAACGTGATCTGATTAATCAAGGTGTACTTGCTGGTCGTCTGGGTATGCCTAATGCTTATTTCCCTGGCACCATGCTCCAGGCACAGGGTCTAGAAGGTACCTATATGCGTCAACAGCTAGAAGAGATGATGATGAAACCTCAGCAGTATGACCTTGGTGGCATTGCTGCAAACATGGGTGCGATCGTGGGGGTCTAATGCCAATACTCACTGACTTACGAAAAGGGTGGCAAGCAGCAGTTTCTGCAATGCAGCCAACTGCACTTGGCGATAAGTATGCTAAGGGTAAAAAAGAAACAACAGCTGATCTTAACGATGTTTATAGAAGTCATACCGTACTTCCTATAACCCAAGAAGCCCGAGGTTTTTATAAAGATCTTTCAAGGCAAGGTGTTACGGCAAAAACTCCCGCTCAGATGACGGGTGCTGTTGCAGCACGTCTATTAACCGATCTTGGGGAAGACGGTACACGTAAGATGTACTGGCGGTATAACCACCCAATGGCTATTGCCGATAAAATTGCAGAGCAAGTAGTAGGCGGTAAGATCTACGAATACAGTCCAACACAACGTGCAGCTATTCAACTTGCTTCTGTTGGTATTCCCGTCAGTGCATCTCTTGGTACGTTTGATATTACGAATCTTGGTGAGTTGGGTCGCCCCAAGGGCTTTGCTCAATCTTATGCAGAAGAAGGGTCAGAAGATCGCCGTCAAACAGGTCAGGTCTTACCTGAGTTAATTGATAGATTTGCCCTGGGACGCCAAGGTCGTCCACTTAAGTTTGAAACAGCGCAAGAAGATATTCCTGATCTTACGAAACGAAGATATGCAAATTACATGAATTACCTTTATAACGATAAAGGTCCACTAGGTATCGGTATCGTTAAAGGTACCATGGAGAACTTACAAGGTGAACCAGAGCTTCGTGTGGTTGGTTTCCCTGTAGGACTCCAAGCTGCAGGTGCCTTAGCTGGTGGTGCTGGTGCGACAGCATTAGCCTTACGTGGTCCAAAACAATTACCTAGGGCACGTTATGTTGCTGCTGCAGGGGCCGGTGGTGCTTTAGCCGGTGCGGCAATGGGTAAGATTGCTAATGCAATGCTTGCAACACAAGGTCAATCACAATTACCTACGGTTCAAGAATATACTCAAGGTATGTAATGTTAGAATCTAATTAATAAGACATAAGATAAAATCAATGGCTAATCCCTTAGCTGGAAATCCTTATTATTCTCAGTACGATCCTTCTTCAATACCCTTGAGTTTCGGGATGCAACCCCATCAGCGTGAAGGACAGGCCAGGCAAATGGCTGCTGAAGAAGTTGAAGCTGCTAAACAAGGACGACGCCCTGGTACGCGTGCTCATTATGCTCGGATGCAAGCTGGTAAAGCTGGAAGAGCCGCAGAGCAAGGACTTCAAGCACTTGGTTCTTCTGCTTTGTTTCCTCGTGCTGCATTATTAGGGGGTGTTCTTCCTGCCATTGGTGTTGCCTCTGAAGAGTATGCAGAAGGCCGTCCTACAGGTGCTGTTGCTGCTCTTGCTGGTGGTGGTGCTGCTGCAATGGGTGGGCGTGCACTTGGGGGTATGTTGCTGCCAGGAAGGCTGAAGCCCGTTGGTCAGCTCCTTGGTGCAGTAACTGGTGGTTTCTTTGGTGCGCCAGCAGCAGCTAGCGGTGCAGAATATCTAAAACGACAATTAACAAAAGAACCTACTGCTGGTAAAGAAGCAGAACTTGGTTCTCAGTTAGCAGCGCGTGAAAAAATGGGTGAATTAGATCTGCGTTTGCTTAGTAATGCAATGCAAGCTGAAACTCAAAATATTCTTACTCTAAATAAAGCATTTCAAGAGCAGCAGTTTTTACAGGATCAGCGTTATATGCCTATGATCGAAAAAGCAAAAAACAATGAACTGGTGCGTAATCAAGCAATGATGGCAACAATGGGTAACCAGTACGCCCGCCTTGGTACGCTAGCAACAGCAGGTAAGTTAGCCACTGGAGCGCAAGCAGAAACTGGTGCTATGGTTCGTACTGCAATGACAGCTAATCCTTATGCACAAAATGTGCTTCAAGCACCGTCAATTAGCTTTGGGTGATCAAAAATGAGCACTACTCCTATCAACAATCAACTGGCAGGTTCTAACTCAAACTTCTTGCCTTATTTTCAACAGGCAAAAGGATTATTTGATTTTGAAGATTTACCTAAAGAAGATAGGCTATGGGCAACAGCCCTTACTGGCAATCTTGCAACTCAGTTAATGAATCAAGATCCAGCTTATCATCAACGTTTAATTTCAATGTATGAGCCAATTTTTCAAAAACGTGGCGAAACGGCAATGAAATATGGCATTATTGGTAATGCTGTAGGTTCTTTATTAAAAGATGTTCCCGCTGCTTTTTCAAGAGCACAGCAAGCAAAATTTGCATATGACCCAGAACGTTTTGAGGCATTAAAACGCCTTGGAACAACTCCCGCCGTTCCTGTTACTCGTTATTTTACATAACAGTGGTTTAGAATAAATAAATAAAAAGCATATTACAATGAGTGGTTTAAGAAGTATTGGAGATGTTTTAGGGGGTGTAGGCAGCCTGAGTGGTCTTGGTGGTGCTGCAGGTGGTGCTGCAGGTGCCGCTGGAGGACTTGCTGGTTTAGGTTTTGGTCCTCTTGCTGCATTAACAGCAATTCCTGCAGGTCTTCAATTAATTGGTAGTGCCTTTGGAGCCAGTAGACAAGAAAAAGCAAGAGCAGAAGCAGCAAAAGTACAAGTTGGTTTAAACTTATTTGCTCCTGAAGCTGAATTAGCAAGGCAAGGTTTTGGCAAAGCATTTGACTACGAGCTAGGAGCTACTTCTCCATTTGTTGCCAGGGAAAGAGCAAGAAGTCTTTCTGATAGAATATTCTTACAAGAAGAACCCGCTAAAGCCGGTTACATGGCTTCTTTAGCAGGACGTTATAGAGGAGTTGTTTAACATGGCTAATCCTTTAGACTTTGCCAAAAGTTATGAACCCGCTTACACTCCTGAAACTTTTCAAAAGCTTTTAAATAGCTATAAACTTAGAGGTCAGCAGAAAGAGGATTTCTTCAATAGAACTATTAAAGATAGTTTTCAAGCTCTTTTAGGTAGACAGCCTGGTGCGCAAGAGCAACAAGATGTATATGATTATTTAGATTTAATTAATGCTAAAACGCCTTCCGAGATTACATCTTCTGTTACGTCACAGCTTTCTATGAGGCCTGAATCTGTTCAGTATCTAGAAACAACAGGGCCAATGACGGATGAAGAAACAAAGATGGCAGCATATTATGGTAGGCCTATTCGAGATGAAGCCGGAGCAAAAACAGGACGATATGGATCAATAATTTCTCCCATTGGTTATCAAATGGGTTAGCCTATAATAAAAAGAGAATGTAGCAAAATAAAATGCCTATCATTGGTAATTTAAATCCAACTGTTGATTTTGTAGGTCCAGGCCCACTTAGGCCCGGACCAAAGATTCCTTTTGTCCCTGGTACAACAGATCAAATTATTCCTGGTACAGAAAAGAAGAAAGAAATAAGTACCGCAGTATCTCAACTTCCATCAAAATTCAAAGCATACACTGATTATGTAGATGCAAGTTCAGACTTGTCTCAAGCATATCAAGACTATGTTCAGGCTGGTGGAACACAGAACAAAGCTCAGTGGGGTCAACAGCATTACAAAGATTTTGGCAAAGATGAGTTAAGAGAAGGTGCCGAAGCAATTGAATATGCTACAAGAGAAGGCTCTACTCCATTCGAGCTTGATGCACAGTTAAAGCAAAACCTTATTACTCTTCAAGGAAATATTGACAGCGATATCAAAAACATGGAGTTAGAAGCTGCTAAATATATGCAAAAGTTTGATTTACAGAGTAAAGAGAAGCTAGGCAAGATGAACGCAATGACTGGTATGTTAGGTAGTATTTGGAGTTTTTAGATAATGTTTGATTTATTTATGTTATTATTTATTTGTAAAACAGCTCAAAAGCAATGGCAATGACTCGCTCGTGGAATCAGGAATTCACTCCAACTTATATTATGGACGCAGCTGATTATGGGCAAGCAGGTGCAACTGAAGGTACTTTTACCAGTCAAGATTTAAATCAGTTCCAAGAACTGTTAAATCGTCTTACGTCATCTAAGATGACACAACAGAAACAAAAGTCAAAAGAAGGTCGTAAAGATATCTATGCTGGTGGCCTCGCCAGTATGATGACCAATTTCTGATGTAGTGAAAAAACGGCAAGACGAAAAAACAAATACAGACTCAAGTTTACAAAAAGATTTGAGTCTGTATAAAAAAGCTACCAAAAAAGCTTTTGATTATCAACGTCAACGTTTGTTAGATGCGCAAAAACCAGCAGAAGAAAAAACAAAAGAGGTAGAATAAGCGTAAAAGATTTAATTATGGCTGCTCAATCTTACCAAGCTGGTTCTGTTCCGGATTCACCGGATAGCACCTACGACTTTTTGTTCGACGAAGATAAAGCAAAAAAAGCTGCGGCTGCTGTTAAAGTATTCCAAGACGTTTCTGTTGGTTCCACTAAGGAGAAGATGCGTGAAGAAGGAAGACAGCAAAGGGAATCTGCAGCTCAAGCACAAGACTTCTCTCAGCAAGACGAAGCAAGAGATTACGAACAGGCCCAACGCGCTTATCGATTCTAAAGTTTTTGAACACTGGTATGACAATCTAGATAGTGCGTCCCAGGAGTCTTTTTATGTTTTTGCAGAGGAAATGTTCTCTGCTGTTCAAGTTTATCTTTATGCACGTTTTCTTGGTTATGGCGGCAGCATTACTGCCGTAGATGAATGGTTGCATCGTAAGTTTGATAAGCCTGATCATCTTGCAATCTTGATGGATGAAATCGAGAAAATGCAAGAAGATATACGCAAATTAAGAGTTGATATTGAATCTTCTGCGATTAAACGTGATGTTGGTGTTGCTCGCATTGCTGCGATGCAAAAAGAGTTACGTAGCACCATCGCACAGGTTGATTCTTTTTTGTCGTCTAAAGACCGCAAGGGATTGCTTATGGCAGGGGCTGACAGGGCTCTCAGAGAGCTTGGAGCGATCTTTAAGGATGATCCTGTGGAAGGACCACTGCAAGAGGCTTCTATGTCCGTTTGGGCTAAAATACAATTTGAAGAATAATTAAGCTATGGAAGAACAACAAAACTCGACACTTCCAATTGATAAGAATAGGTTTATTAGAATGATAGATGATCTTAAGAAAAATCGTACTGAAACAACTCAAGCTGACCCAGGGGTGTTTCAACAACTCTTAAACGCAAGTAGAAACAATGAGCAAGAAAAAAATGCCACCGCAGCTTCTTGAATATTTCAAGAATAAAAATTCCAAGAAGGAAGACGGTAGCGACAAAAATGATAACGAAAAGCGTAAAGATGCAATGGATGCATCTAAAGCTAAGCGTGCATCAAAGGCAGCCAATAAATTCAAAAAGTATAAAGAGACAAAATAATGTTTAGCTATAAGCCAGCTTCTCCTCGTGTGCCGTTGTCAGGCAAATACATGAATGTAGAGACGCCACTAAAACAGCTTGCTTATATTGCTCAAGATCCTAGTTTTAGTTTACAGGAAAGAGAAAAAGCCACAAACGTTTTTAACCAACTGGTTAGTAACAGCTGGGGCCAAAACAGCATATTAATCTGATATTATTTAACAAGCAGTTAAATTAACCAGTGCCTTCTCACCTTCATCTTGCTTACAGGCGAAATGCAAAGGCTGCTATTCAAAAGCACAAGATCCGCAAAAGCAAGAATGAAGACCTCCTGGAGCGTGCAAGAGAAGACTTTGGTTTTTTTTGTGAATACGTAGCGGATAAGCCACCAGCAAATCACCATAGAGAATGGCATAAGCAATTAGTAACAAACGAAGATACTGATTGTCTTGTAAAAATTGCTGGACCGAATATTGATCTACTCGGTCCCAGGGGGTCGGCCAAAAGTACCGTGTTGGGTTTATTCACTGCATGGGCAATTGGTGTACATACAACAGCAAAGAAACCCCTTCAAATTCTTTACTTGTCTTACACAGTTGATATTGCAAGATCTAAATCTGCAACTATCAAACGTATTATTGATAGCAAAAAATATCAAAACGTGTTTCCGTCTGTTCGCTTACTCAAGAATGTAACAAGTAATGAGTACTGGTCTATTGATCACAAGTTTGCAGGAATTGATACTACAGGTGAAGAACAGTTTACTCTCTGCGCTGCAGGCCTGAAAGGTTCAGTTACCTCTAAGCGATCCCATTTATGCTTTACTGGCGATACTTTGGTGTATACTGATCAAGGGCAAGTTCCAATTGCTTCCATTTATAAAAATCCAGAGGCTTACCGTGTTGCCACAAGAAACCACATCACAGATCAAATTAATTGGTGCAAAGTGGGAGCAGTTACAAGGCGTTATACCAAAGGAATTGTTGAAATTACAACAAACAGTGGAGGTTGTATTTCAGCAACTCCCGAGCACCCTTTTATTACGAAAGAAGGAAGGCAAAAAAGGGCGGGAGATCTTAGTAAAGGGGATGCCATTGTCAAGCTATCCGGAAAGCTGGAAGATCAAGTCTTGCCTTGCGTGCGGAAACCAAAAGAAACACACACAACGGATTTGCGAAAACTGTTACAAAACCACTCAGTCATTTCTGGTAAATCTAGTTTGCCCAATTTGCAACCAAAAATTCTCCCTAGTGTCCAGCCGTTTATCTCAGTATTTAAGCAAAAACTTTCCCGCGATACACTGCAGCCGTCAATGTGCTGGGGCATCAAGGCAAACACTTTCAATGAAAAAATGTTTGTTTTGTCAGAAGGCGTTCAAGCCAATCAGTCACACAACCAAGTGTTGCTCACGGGATTGTGCCAACAAACTTCATTCGAAAAAGATGAAGGGATGCGGAAACAGCAATTATCAACACGGTTGCTCGACAAACGATTTCAAAAAAATTCGCCCTTTGATTCTTCAAAGGGACAATTTAACTTGTGTAGGTTGTGGTACAAAGGAGAAAAAACAGAAGTTAAAAAATGGTTCCCTACGAACCAATCTTTGTGTTCATCATATCGACCACAAAAAGACAAACAATATCCCTCAAAATTTAATAACATTGTGTCGTCAGTGCCATGTGGCACATCATCAAGTAACGGACAAAGCTGGAAGGCTGAGTCCATTTCCCGAGTTGAGTTCTTTAGCGATCGAGCGGAGTATGTTTATGATCTTGAAGTACATCACATGAGTCATAATTTTATTGCAAACGGCTTAAATGTAGGTAACTGTATAATTGACGACCCGATCAAGAGCTCTGCAGATATTGGCAACCCCGATATACGTAAAACAATGCAGGATAACTGGAATGCAGTTATCTCTCCAACAATGTTTGAAGGTGGTAGGGCAATATGTCTTGGCACAAGATTCAGGCATGACGATATTCACGCAACAACTTTCTGCCCGCAAAACAATTGGATGCAGCTTGTATTGTCAGCAATCCAAAACAATGAGAAAACAGGTGAAGAGGAATCTTACTGGCCTGAGATGTGGTCCCTGGAATACTTGAAAGAAAAGAAACGGCAAGCACCTATTGCTTTCTCTTTCCAGTACATGAATCAAATCGTCAGGCAGAATGAGCTATCTCTGGCACCAGAGCTGCTTGTTAAGGCTGAGATCGCAACTGAATTCGATACCCTTGGCGTTGGAGTGGATCTATCCGCTGGTACAAAAGAGAAAAACGATTACACAGTATTTGTTCTTGGCGGAAGGATTGGCGATAAGATCCACATCATTGATTACAGACGTATGCGAGCAATGGGCAATCTTGAGAAACTTGATGCCTTAAAAGAACTGCTATACGACTGGTCCGTTATTGGTAAAGATGCGAATGACAACTACTTCCCGACCTTCTCTACCTGCGACATCTACTCAGAAGCTGTTGCGTACCAGGCTTCACTTGAAGCTGATTTCAAGAGAATCTGTTTAAATAATGAAAATTTATATAACCTGGTATGGCATGCGATCAAAGGATTCCGTGCAGATAAACTTGCCAGGTTCCGTGGAGTGATGGGACTTTTCGAGGATCGAAAGGTTATTTTTAATCGTTACAGAAACTTTACTGTTTTATTTGAAGAGATGACAAATTTTGGCGTAAGTTCCCATGACGACTGCGTTGACGCTCTCGTTTGGTTAATAAATGGTCTTATGAAACGCGGCAAGCTTCAGGTGGATTACTAAGATTTAAAATAAAGGTAACAAAAGATTTATTTGCCGTGGGACCAGAGTACATTGCTTTGGTTTTGACCTGCGTAATCAGCTCCGTTACTGGCGGCGGCTGGGTTGCTTCAAAAGTATTGGCCCGCTCTCACGAACGTGTCAAACAAGCTCATGAGCGCTTACGAGATTCAGAAATGAGACTCCACGAAGTCGAAGAGCAGGTCAAACGTATGCCAATTGAATACGTGTTGAAAGTTGACTTTCTTAGAGAAATTCAACAGATGCATGATCATTTTAAGGAAATTAATACTAAACTTGATAGGATGATTGAAAAATTGTTACGATGACTGACTACATCATCGAAATTCAAGAAGCAGATAACGGTGACTTATTCATCGAATTTCCTGATGATTTAATCGATACGCTTGGCTGGTTAGAGGGCGATATACTTGATTGGCGTATTAAAGATGAAGGAATTATTATTAAACGCTTAAATGATGCAGCTACGGTTGATGATTAATCAAAGATAGAATTATTAGATACGAGGATATTTGTATGAGACTTTACGGAAATACTGCCATGCCTGGTGCACCAGGTAATAATTTGTACGGGAGTATGATTGCTGGCGTTGATCTTCCCTTTGGTGGCGGTAATCAATACAGAAATCTTCAACAGCAATACCAGCCTGGTGTTGACCCTAGGCAATATGATCCTGTAAGAATTTATCCACAAACCGAACCAGGGCGGGAAGGAGCTATTCCTATTCAGTTCCAGAGAGTTGCTCTCCCTGGAGCAGCTGGAAATCTAGGTGGCATGGCTCAGCTGCCCCCTGGTTACGTTAAGAGTGTGTACTGATGCCCCAAAACGACAGCAAGTACACGAAACCTGAACTACGTGAGCGGATTAAAGACCGTATCATGGCAGGAAGTCGTGGCGGGAAGAAAGGTCAATGGAGTGCACGCAAAGCCCAGCTTCTTGCTTCTGAGTACAAAGAAGCGGGTGGTGGATATAAAGGTGGCAAAGGGGAAAAACAGAAGTCACTTGAGAAATGGGGCAAAGAAAAGTGGATGACAAAAGATGAATATGAGAAACGAAAGAAAGCTAAGTCTGCCGCCAAGAAATATAAAGATTCTAAATAAACGTCATTTATTGAGAATGTGAATAATGGAGTTAGCGGGTAAATATTTAAGCGAGCAAACTGGTTATACGCCAGACGTTTTTCCGGATCAGCGTCTAATGCAAGCGTATGCCAATCAAGCAACAAATCCTCAATTAAGGGCAGCTGCACTTGAGTTTCAGTATCCCTTTAAAATGTCTGATCTTAAAAATAGTAACTATACAGATGAAATTAAATACATAATCATGCAAGCAACAATGGGGACGATGGGTTAATCATGACAGATAAAGCAATTCAAAAAGGGTATACTAAACGCTATCTCCCAGAGAAGGCCTGGGCCTCATTGTCTAAAGATGAGAGGGAGGAAACGGATCGCAAGAAACGAGAGGGTAGCAGGAAAGGAAAACAGTTTGTTTCTAATACAGAAAAAGCTAAAAAAGCTGGTAAAGCTGCCAGGTCTGCTAAGATGTACAAAGAAAAAAAGAAAAATAGTTAATGTCCAGCAACGTCAAAGCCCGTCTTAAAGAAATTATTGACGCTTACATCGAGCGTGATGGTAGCGCTGGCGTTGACACAGGCATTGTTGCGTCTCATATCGCTCAGATGAAATTGTTTGGCATCCGTCAGGGTGTTGAATTTTTTCCCGCTCAAGACAACTTTGGTAACCAACGTAAAGATTTTATTGATAAAGTTGCTAAATATAACAAATTAGATACTCGACTTGATTCCATCTGGGATTACTTTCTTTGTGACGGTAAAGGAATGTTTTACATCCGTCCAACGGATGCGAACTACCGTCTTTATTACTTTCGTTCTCATGAATATCGCTCCTATTACAATACCGATGGAGAATTAGAGGAAGTCGTAATCATCTATAGCTATAAAGTCAAACGTGGCAATGGGTTTAATCAGGAAATTAATTCCGCAGATTTGACTGGATACGGCAATACTGAGTCCCAGGGGGCAAAGCGATACATCCGATTGTCCATCAAAAAAGATGTAATTGAGGAAACGCACTCGGAAGGAGAAATGTCTTTTGATAATGTCAACTACACGATCCCTGGCAAGACTAAAACATTTAAAAACACGTTAAAATTTATCCCTTGTGTGGAAATTTTTAATAATCCCAAGGGATTTTCAATGGAAGGCAGCGGTGATTTTGACTCAGTTGCCAATCACATTGTTATTCATGACGAATTAGTCCGCAACATGCGGAAGAATCTGCAATTTTTTGGTAATCCTACCCTTCTTTCTTCCCGTCCCAAGACTGATCTTATTGATATCGGTGGCGATACCGGTGTACAGCGCCCATCTATTGCTGCAAACTCTGGATTTACCAGTCCCATGGGGCTTAGCCGGTCAACATTTAAGCAAGATCCAGTATCTCGCGGTGTTGATGGGCAGATTCGGGTGCCAAGAGTCATTGCAAACCTGGAACCGAACGATCGAGTTGGGTATATCGTCCCAGATGCCATTAGTGGTGACCAGAATGCGTTTGTACGGCAGTACCGAGAAGAAATTCGCACTGCATTAGGTGGTGTTGACGAGTTATCTATCAGTGCTGGTGTTACTGCTACGGAATATAAATCATTATTTGGACGAGTTTCGGCAACATCTAAGAAAAAAGCAAATGCAATCTATGAACATGGTCTTTCGCGTTGTTTTGAGTTAATTATCTATCAAGAAGAGCAGCTGTTCAGAGACACACTTGCTGTTGCTGCGCAAATTGAAAAACCAATTCCACCAGAGGGAGAGCTTGGACCAGAAGAACAAGCTGCTTATGAAGAAGCTGAAAAAATGTATAAAACGCAACTTAAAAAAGTAATGATGGCTTGTGTGGAGGCACAAATGATACCTCCCGGCGTCAAGGGATTAATCCCAGATGGCGATATTACGGTACAATGGCGCTGGCTGGGACCTGTGTATGAAGATTCTACGCAGGACATTCTGAACAACTCTATTGTTGTAAGAAATTTACAAGAATTAGGTGTTGATAGTATAGAAGCACTGAAGTACCTCTTCCCATCAAAAACAGATGAGGAGCGGGCCGAGATGCTATCTGGGTTCCCGTTCAGAATGGTAAACGAGTTGCAGGGTGCATACTCTCACTTTGCTCGTTTAGTGGGGGGCATGATGCAGACTCCCCACCCGCAGGCACCGGATTTACCGATGGCAGCGGATCCCAAATTGGATTTAACTCCATATCTGTATCGCACTTTAGAAGCATTACAAAAGGAGATGAGTTATGCAGGACGCTACCGTCCAATCGACCCCACAGATGAGCCAAGCACCGGCGGTCGCTCCGAGCAGCTACGTCGCACCAGCTCCTCAACAGCAGGTGGCCCAAGCTCCGGTTCAGTATCAAGTGGGAACCAGTTACCCTCAAGCGGTGCCTCAAGTAGCACCACAGGGAACTACCAGTTACCAATCAAACCCTACTCAGTACGCCCCCCAATCCCAACCGGTGGCGCCCCAGAGCAACCCCTGGGAGACGGCATTCAACAAAGTGGTCAATCTGCTGGGGAGCCCGGTGCCATCCCCGTTCCAGGGTCAACAATCGCAACAGGTCAATCCGACTCAGTATACCCCGGCGAATTACGGACAACCGAGCGTCCAAGCTACGCCACAATCGGTTCCGCAGACCTGGTCAACAAACCAGACATCCTCCAGCAACTCTTCCCAAACTTACTCAGTCAGCTCCTTAGCGGACGTAGCGGAAGTACTGGGGTGGAGTCCGGAAAGTCGGATGGTGGTGGACGCGTACGGGACCGAAGCTCCGGCAATTCTAAATCAGTACGCTCTAAACCTGGAAAGCGTTCTTGATAGCGCCCTTGCTTGGGGCAGCCAAGCTACTGACACCTTGCAAGGTTATGCCAACTTCGCTGTTAATGAGCATCAGGAAAATCTGGCTTATAACGAGATCCTTACCAACCCTGATGTTCTGAGTGATTACACTCTCAAGTTCTTTGGTCCTGAAGGTCCGTATCCTGTTTATGAAAACGAAGCTCAGCTTGAAACTGTTGGCTATCCAACCCAAGCTGTGAATCCTGGCCTGGGACAATTCCCCGCTCCTCCTGCTGCAGCTGCACCACAGCAACCTCAGAACTTCTGGGAAAGCTTCAAGTCAACCATGGAGCGTGATCCTCAGAACGCCTGGCGCGTTATCAACCAGGCTACACCTGATGTAATGGCGAACAAACTGTTTGTGATGGAGTGATCCCATGCGTGGCGCTCTTAAATATGGTGTACCTGCCGCTGCTGGTTTAGCAACCGGTGGGTATGCCCTTTCTCAAGGTGAAGATCCTGGTTCTGCTGGCTTAGCTGCAGGTCTTGGTGGCCTTGGTGCAGCCGGTGGTTTATTGGGTGCACGTCTTGCCGGTAAATATTCGCCTCAGTTGCTTTCTGCCATTCAAGAAAAAGCAGTAATTCCTGCTGGCAATGTTATTGGAAACGTTGGACGCAATCTTCCTGAGGGATCCAAAGTGCGTGCAGGAGCTGTTGGCAAAGCTGCTGATGTTGTAAATGCATTGGAACAAATGAATGTTGGCCCTCAAGCTGAACGCAATATCAGCAAAGGTTTAGCTGCGGGTATGGTTCCAGCATCTGCTGCCGCTGCCGGTCTTGGTGGTGTTGCCCTTGGTGCTGTACCAGGTGCCATGGGTATGCCTGGTTTCCAGCAAGGTATTGATCCTGAGTCATATTCATCTAGCAATATGCCTGGTGCACGTCAGTCTATTTCTACCCTGCAATACGGATAGATTTATAAAAAGTTATAGACTGCTAAAATTCTTATAGATAGGACTCCGGTCTGAATCTTTCATCCGATTAAACGAAATTCCTGCGACACTGGAGGATAAAAGAAAGTGTTTCTTGATACTGACTTTCCAAAGATTTTAGGTGCGGAGCTTTATCGCCCTCACCCCGCATATATTTGCGAAATGGCCGTTGAGCCCGTGGTGGTTCACGACTTCACTTCTCAGCCTGGTCAAACTGTTCAGCTCGATCGCTACAAGTTCTGGGGAACCCCTGGTACCAAGGACAGCCGTGAGCGTATTGCTGATCAAACGATCGGTACTGCCAACAGCCGCAACATCACCAAAGAGAAGGTACTTGTTGTGCTGAAGGAATACACCGGTCCCGCTGATCCGGGTGACCCGACCCAACCTTCTACCTTCAAGATTGCCCGCGAGACTCTGATTACTGCTCAGCGTATGCTGCTTGATACCGGCAACTTGAACATGTTCCACCAGTCCATCGGTAGCCTAACGCTGCTCGATGACTACCGCCGCTGGCGTGATCGCGTGTTTATTGACGAACTCGCCAAAGCCGAAGCCAACGGTGCTGCTTCTTCTTCTCAAGGTGGTTACTACTTCGCTGGTGGTAAGACCAAAGATTCCTCTGGTCGTATCGATTATACCGCTACTGAGTACGCTAACCAAGTGCAGCAGTTCTCTGTTCGCACTGACCTTCTGGAAGTTGTGAAGGACATGCGTAAGCGCAACGTCCCCACCTTCGCTGATGGTCTGTATCGCTGCATCTGTGATCCCACCTTCATGATGCATCTGCGTCGTGATAGCGACTTCCGTGAGATCGCACGTTACGCTGGTGCACCTGGTCAAGGCATGTACATGGGTAACCCCATGATGCCTAACAACGCCAGCTTCTTCATGGGTCCCCAGGCTGGTCAGGGTTACTTCCTGGCTGGTGAGCCTGTGATGCCGACTGGTGTTCAGTTCGAAGGTGTTAAGTTCTTCGAATCAACCAACTTCCCGACCAAGAACGTTACCGCTGACTTTACTGACAGTAGCAACTACTCTTCTCAAGAGGTTGCCCAAGGTTTCTTCTTCGGTCCTCAGTCCGTTGGTGTGGGTATCGGTGGTCCTAACGCTCAGGTACTCATCAACAACAACGATGATTTCAGCCGCTTTATCATCCTGATCTGGCAACTGTACGCTGGTTTCGAGATCCTGAACAAGGACTTTGTTACCACCGCTTACAGCTTCCTTGCTGATGACGGCACTATCTGATAACTTATACATATAACTTTCTAGGAGAAATAAATGTCCTACCTGTCTTCCAAGAAGATCTACCCTGGTAACTGGAACGAGCCCCTTAATGGTTGGTATCGCAATATTGATACCAACGACAGTGGTTCTAACGATTCCTCCAAGGGTGGTCCCACTTCTGTTCTCGCTATTCCTGGTTTTCGTTACTTCCAACAGCGAGGTTACGTGCCTATCACCAATACCTCTGGTGATGGTCCTATTGTTTCGGGCGATGTCATTGTTCCTTCCCCCTATCGCAATGATGACACCCGCACCGACATCACCGGTATGGTGATTAGCGGTTCTTCTACATTACCTGCCCTGGTGTACCGCGCTACTATCTCCGTTGCCTCTGGCTGGGGCGATGGCCGCGTTGCTTCTGGTGTATACACCCATAGTGGTGAGGTAATCACGTTTGCTACCGGCCTGGCTTCCAGCACCACCTCTGGTGAAAGTGTTGCGCAAGCTAATCTTACTAGTACGGTTTCCGGCGATCAAGGAGCTGCTGGTAATATTTTCTTTGCTGCTGGTACTGAGGCATATAGCGCAGTTCCATTCATCACTGGAGGCACTATTACCACTGCTCAAAACGCAGTATACAAACTAATCACCGGCGAGACCACTTACAAAGTGTTCGTGCGGGATAGTGAGACGACTGATTCAGGAGTTTCACCTTCTGCTAGCGGTTGGTACATTTCTGATGCTGACAAGGCCGCAGGTCGTACTGGTTACTATGTGGTTGAAGTGTGTTATCTCCAGCCGGATAACGCTCCAGGCTACGAAGATATCGACGGTTATCTGACTGGTCGTACCGTTAGCTGATAATTAAGGTATTATGGGACCAGGTAATGTTTTATCTGGTCCTATGCTTTATCAGCACAAAAAAACCGGCACAAGGGTAAAAGTTGTCAGTGAATGGGATAATGGCGACTGGTTCATGGTTGAAGACCAGGACGGTCGTATTTTTACCACTTACAAGACTGAGATCGAACCCGATCAACAAGCTACGAAGAAAGTAAAGACTCTTCAAGTAAAAGATGCGGCGGCAAAAGAAGAGCCTCGTTCCTTTCCACCTGATACACGCTTAAATATCAATGGTGCTACGGCACAGATGATTGCTGATCATATCAAAGGTATTGGTCTTAAAACGGCAAAGGAGATAAAAGATCTACAGCTTTCATTGTCGGGTGAAAAGTTTGCAAGCCTGGAACAGCTAAGACAAATTAAAAGAGTGGATTGGGATTCCGTGTTCGCCGCTGATTTAGTTAGGGTCTGAATTATATCCCCTGGTTCTCCAGGGGGTTTTTTAGTTTTAGAATAGGAAATAAAAAGCAATGGCATATAGACCAATACGCTCAAGTTATACAAGACGAAAGGATCAATTTCATGTTGATCTTAAGATGCTTGAAAAACTGCCTTTGGCGGAACAAGTAAAGGCGTTTGACTCTATAGCAAGGCAATATGGATCACATGGTAGAGAAATTGAATTTTCAAATCAAAACGTTTCAGGATTTAAATACGATTTAAATGCTCCGTTTGACGATAGAGCAAAACTTATAATGCAAGCTGCTGCTGCTCATACGCATAGTCAGCATCCCGGTTGGAATTCATTTGATTTCTATGTCCCATTCAAAGGGGAATCTAGATTTGATAAAGGGGCTGTAGAAGGGGCTTCAATTTATTTGCCAGGGATTCCAGGTGGAAAGGTTCGGAGGGGCATTGCAGACGATTATGGGTACTACTCAGAGGCTTTAAATCCAGAGGGTCAAGTTGTGTTTCGTGTCGGACATGGTGACCCCAATCGCCCAGAGTCTGGTGACATAGGTTTAGTTGAGGCTTTAGCTCCACCTACAACAAAAGAAAAACCACAACCTGGTACTCAAACCCAACCCAAAGTTAATGAACAAGATCAATACGATCAATACAAAGAATATGCAAAACTTGCTTTATTTCAAAACTTGCTTAACCAAGAAAGACAGACAACAATTGCTGATCGGTTAATGAATGAGTTTTATAAGGGCGGTCTTGGTTAATTGCTTTTATAATAAAGTCATATCAGAGTGTATAAGTGCAGCTTTCCGACTTTGACAAAAGTAGAGTAAGGTATCACCTCGGTTATTACGTGGTGTCAGTTCCGGCTGGTGATTACGCCAGGCTTGAAGAAGCTATGAACACAGTTCCTGATTCTTACTTCTACAATAAAATTATTACTCAAATTGGGCGTTGCAATACCGCTGAAGCAAAAACAGAAGTTGCCACGTCACCTTCTACTCGCCTTGAAAGTATTGCCGGAGACGTTGATCGTACGATTCGCTCCAGTAATGCCAAAGAGGCATTAAAGGTTTGGGATGAGATTTATCTCTACGAAACCAACCGACTTGCACAGATCCTTTACGTACCTAACTACAAAGATCCAATGCAAGCAAGGTACCGTTATGAACGTTCTGGTGCCGAATTTATTCAAGCTTTGCCCGGTCCAGCTGATGTAGCTGTCGGCTCAAACGTTTATTTAAACCTTAACTGGAGGTAATTATGGCTGAAGACAACATTCTTTCTTACATTGATCGATTGAACCCAACTAGTGCTTTAATTGGTGCTAGCAACATGTTGTTAAACAGGCTTCAAGGTGCTGGTGTAGTGCCAAGGGTGGATGGCTCGTACGCTCCAAAAAGAACTAATACAGGCGAAAGATCCAGGGGCTCCAGGCGGGGTACAGGTCTCAGAAGCAGGCAAGAGCAAGGAGTAATGTATGGAACACTTCCCCCTTCTGTCAATCAAAATTTAGGTGCATATGACGAAAGTGTAACTTTGCCAAACGTAGGTTCTGCAGGCAATGCAGGTGGTTACAATCCAATTCGTCAAAATCAAAGTCTTGGTGCTTCTCCTCCTGCAGCACCTGCTCTTCCGCCAGAAGAACGTGCATATCAAACAGAACTTGCACGCACTCAGCAGATGGCTGCAGCAAATCCTTATTTTCAACAGATGGATTTGTATGCGCAAGGACAACGTGCAATGCAAACGCAAGAAGATATGGATAAAGTGCGTGACTTAGGTTTAGCTATTAACCGTTCTATGTACGGTGATATGACTACGCCTAAGACCGCCAATCCCTTAATGGCAGGATTGACTCCCCCTGGCCCAGCACAACCAGTGATTCCGATGGATGAAGAAGGTCGTATCGGTCAACTGGATACCGCAGCAGCAGGTGTTCAAGACTTTATGCGTAAATATGCAGAAGGCATGAAGAAACGTAAAGGAGAAGAGTGATGGCTCCAAGAACCGTACAACAAGCTTTCGGCTTAAAAGACCCAGAGCTAAATGCCTTGGCTGTGTTGGCCGGTTTAGAAGGTTATAGGGGAGATGGTGGACGAGATGTTGCCGCAGTTGCTTCTAACGTTCTTTCTCGGCGCCTTGCTGGGAATTGGGGTGGACTTGATATAAGGAACATTGCAAAATCCCCTGGTCAATACGAAGCAGTTTTTCCATATTCAATGGAACAACTTGCTGATCCTGCGTTTGGCGCTAGTGTTCTTGGTGGACAACAAGAGTTTGAAAAAGTAAGAAATATAGTCAATAATCTACAAAGTGTTGGTGAACAGTTTAAAAAGTCAAGGGGCGCTCAATCTTTTAGAGGGGTAGCTGCTTATGGAGCAAAAAAACCAACTGATTATGTACCTGTTCCTGGAAAAAGCAATTTCTACTTTGATCCGTTATCTAAATCCGTTTACGAAAAAGGAGAAAAACTTTTTACCACTCAAGGTGTTACACCAACAGCCAGCACTGGTGCGCAACAGTTACAACTTCCTAACAG